TAGTGACTTAGTATCTATGTTTTTAGCAATAGAGTTACAAAGTTATGGGTTATATATCTTTGCCACATTATATAGAAATTCCGAATGATCAACGTCGGGAGGTCTAACTTATTTTTTATTAGGTGGTCCTAATAGACATAAAAAGTCATACATATTCTGCCTACAACTATCAAACTCCGGGGACTCCCTAAAACTTCTGGTACCAAGCCACAATTGAAAAATTGTTGGTGGATGAATTAATCACTCATGGATGGTAACAAGCCAGAAGATGCTCGAAAGAAAAATGGGATATCGCGGATCTAAATTAATAGTTTATTGGGTATTAGTTAGTTTGCTAATTTATGCATTCTCTCCTTATATCTCCTTCATTCTCTCCTTGGTACTGCACTTTAATGAGTTACTTTTCTTTAACTCAATTTTGTTAGCTATATGACTATTTGTAAGTCTTTACTTAAATACGGTTATTCAGGATTTTCTCTTGAAATATTAGAATATTGTGATTCTTCTGAGTTATTAACAAGGGAGAAGCATTTTATGGATCTTTTGAAACCCGAATATAATATAGTCCTGTGCCCTGCTGCTCCAATGTCTGGCCGTATACATTTAGACGAAACTCGAAAAAAAATGTCAGATGCTCATAAAGGTCTGCACGTAGGAGAAAATAATATTATGTTTGGTAAAAATCACTCCGATGCAACTCGTAAAAAGATATCGAGTGCTACGAGTGGAGAGAATAATCCTTGTTTTGGTCGAACAGGAGAACAACATCCATTGTTCGGTAAGCCCAGAACCGAAGGATCCGGAAGACCTTCTCTACAAATATTAGTGTTTGATAACAAAACTAATCAAACAACTACTTACGGATCTATGAGGGAAGCTGCAAGAGCCTTAAATATTCCTTTTCAATCAGTATCTGCTTATTTTATTAAGAATCGAACTAAACCTTTTAGAGGTCAGTATACCTTTAAAAAGTTATAGCTACTTTATATAAGTGAAAATTTTTTCTTACATACAGCGGGATAATTTATATTGATGACCCCTAGCTTAGAAGTTGTCTTTTAAAAACAACGTGATGCAAATAATCTAGTCTTGTCTACCAGGTCAACAGAACCAAGTCATCCGTTTTTAGGCCGTAAACATTCGGACGAGACTCGGGCTAAATTGAGAGGCCGTAACCTTTCGGATGAGACTCGGGCTAAATTGTTTTTTTAAAGGGAAAGTTTATCCTGAGCGGGCAGGAGAGAATAATCCTTTTTTTGGAAAGACCCATTCCGATGAAACTCGTAAGAAGATTTCTGAAGCTAAGACAGGTCAGCAAGCTGCTTTTTTTGGGAAAAAGCATTCAGCTGAATCTATTAAGAAAATATCAGATGCGAAGTTGGGCCAAGTAAAACCTGTAGGATCGGGTAGACCTTGCCAAAGAATAGAAGTATTTGATAATAAAAATAATACCACAACTATTTACGATTCTATCCGTGCAGCTGCCAGGGCCTTAAGTATGGATGGGAGTATTATTTCTAGTTATTTAAAGCGTAATCAGCAAAAACCTTATAAAGGTCAGTATATTTTTAAACAGGTATAATCAACGGTTTATCCGTTGATGTGAGAAATTATACTACTAACAATTCAGTGGTTCCTGTGAAAATATATAGAAATGCTGATCTTGAGAAGCTACAAATAGTAAAAGAAAATAGAGGTAAATCAGGTGTCTACCGTTGAGTAAACCTAGAAAATGGCCAAAGCTATCTAGGCAGTAGTGCGAATTTATATGAAAGATTAATGAGTTATTATTCAAATAAATATATGGAAACTCAACTAAAAAGAGGTAAAAGCGCTATTTATAGCTCCATCCTTAAGTACGGACGTTCTAAGTTTAAATTGGAAATTTTAGAGTATTGTGAACCATCTGAAGCAGTTTCAAGGGAGCAATATTTTTTAGACAGGTTAAAACCTGAGTACAATATTTTAAAAAATGCAGCCTCCTTCATTGGATTTAAGCATTCTGAAGAAACCAAAATAAAAATGAGTGAAGTTCATAAGGAAATCGATCATCTTGGTCGTTTTACCAAAGGTTGTATTTTCACTCCAGAACATCTAGCAAATTTGTCTGCTGCTAAATTAGGTAACACTAATGCAACAGGTGGTAAAGGTCGAAAACGAGCAGAAGGAGCAGGTAGTCCTAGTGTTCAGATAGAAGTTATCGATATGGAAACTGGAATGAAAACAACTTATCCTTCAATGAGTGAAACAGCCCAAGCCTTAGGTGTACCTTCAGGTAGTATTCGAACGTATTTTTCTCGTAATACTCAGAAGCCATATAAAGGAAGATATTTATTGCAAAAATTAGCTGGCTAACTAAAGATGTCCCGAGGACTATTGTAAAAGAGCAACGAGTAGACGGTAGTTTATCCTTTAAGTTACAATTAAGGGATATAAAGTGTACTCTAATGGGTTTCGAAAGAAATTATCAAATCAGAATCTTGTCTAATCAAATAAATTTCAGAGGAACGCGATTATTTACTTCCAAAGCTCAACTGGTTAACCCTTTGAAAAACTTTGGTACACCACTTAATCCTTGAGCATTAAGTGGCTTTATAGATGGTGAAGGATGTTTCATTATATGTATTATAAAGAATAATAATAAAGTGGGTTGACAAGTTAAACTAGAATTTTGACTTTCATTACATGAGAGAGATAAAGTTCTTTTAGAGCAAATTAAAAATTACTTTGGAGTTGGTAATATAACCAAACATTATTCAAATAAAATTCTTAATTATCGTATTTCATCAACAAAAGATTTAGCAAAAATTATTGATCATTTAGATCAATACCCTTTAATAACCCAAAAATTAGCTGATTACGAACTTTTTAAAGAAGGATATAATCTAGTTATTAACAAACAACATTTAACTCTTTCCGGATTACATGAAATTGTAGCATTAAAAGCTTCAATGAATCTAGGTTTATCAGATCATTTGAAAACAGCCTTTCCAGATGTTATTCCAAAGATTCGACCTTTAGTTATGAATAAAACTATTGCTGACCCTCAATGGTTAGCCGGTTTTGTGGCATAAAACTTTTGTGCATCCTCAATGGTTAGACGGTTCTGTGTCTAATATGGGAATTAGATATTATTCGACTCCATCATTGGTTCTAAATAAACGAGTTAAAGAAAAAAAAGCTTTACAACAAATGTCTCAGAGTACATCTTTAGTTGTTTGAGGTCAAAATTTAACATCTACAGTTGGTACTGGTCGATTTACAAAGCAAGTAAGTGGGATGATTAAGTTACCACCACATCAAAATAGCGTAATTATTGGATTAATTCTTTCCGATGGTTTACTTAGATTTGCAAGTGCTAAACACAAAAATGCAAGATTTGAATTTAAACAATCTTTAGCTCATTCTGGATATGTTTGGTTTGTATTTAACTTATTGTCTCATTATTGTAACAGTTCTCCAAATTTAACAAGTGGTGTTACAAATGGAAACCGGTTTTATGGATTACAATTTTCTACTCGTGCCTTACCTTGTTTTAATGAACTTTATTCTCTCTTTTATCCTAATGGAGTTAAATTAATCCCTGAAGATATTTATAATATATTAACACCTGTAGCTCTTGCTCATATTATCATGGGAGACGGTTCAACAGAACGTCATGGTCTAATTATATGTACAGATTCTTACTCTGCCCAAGATATAGTACGTTTGATGAATGTTCTGGTTATTAGGTATAGATTCAAATGTACTTTACGGTATCATACACCAACTCAACCGCGTATCTATATTTCAGAGCGTTCTATGCCATTACTTCGTACCATAGTTACACCGCATATGTGTTCTACAATGTTATATAAATTAAGGTAGTCAATACTCGACAATTACCAATTCGTCTTCCTAAGCTGTTTTTTTATAGGAATACATAAATCTTCAACTATTAAAATAAAGGTAAATGTACAATTAGAATTTAATCTTACTCAACATTCTAGAGACGATCTTTTAATCAAAAGTTTAATGGAGTATTTAAATTGTGGAAAAGCCTATAAGAACAATAACGTATCTAATTATCGAGTAACTAAATTTGCAGATCTATCGCAAAAAATTATACCGTTCTTTAAAAAGTACCCGTTGGTTGGAATCAAGTCTAAAGATTTTGAGGATTTCTGCATTGTTGTTGAAATTTAGCGCTTAACTGAAATTTCTTTGTAAGATAAGTATGATAACTTAGGGATTAAAGTTATGTTTTATTCTATTAGGTTCTACAATTCTTTTTGCAAATACAAGAGGTTATTTATATAGATTGAAAAAAAACCTAATTAAATTGTGAAAACAATTTAGAATTGTTGAATTTGCTTTGATTATTTTATTAATAGGGCAAATATTTTTGGATCCATTTTTAGGGTGTGAGGTTTATTCAGATATTTATTCACTAGCTATTCCCATAAAAACTTATCCTAATCTTAAGTATGAAAAAGAAGAAATTTTAAAAGAAAATAAAAAGAAATCAGGTGTTTATTTGTGAAGAAATCGTATTAATGACAAATGCTATATCGGAAGTGCAATTGACTTGTCAAATAGACTAAAATTATATTTTTCTACGAAGGCTATGGAAAATAAATTAAAAAATAGTAAAAGTTATATATATAATGCTCTTTTAAAGCACGGTCATTCTAATTTTTCTCTTACTATTCTTGAGTACTGTTCACCTGTTATGTGCATAGAAAGAGAAGATTATTATTTGTCCATTTTACCCCATGAGTACAATATTTTACCAAAAGCTGGGTCTTCATTAGGTCATAAACACTCCGAGGAATCTAAAAAAATAATGTCGGATATTGCTAAGAAAATTAAACATTCTGGTCATTATAAGCCAGGAGAAAATCATCCTAATTATGGGCAAAAACCTGAAGGATCAGGAAAACCTTCTATAGCAATAGAAGTTACCGATATTACAAATAATACTACTACTTTTTATGACTCTATACATAAAGCTTCAATAGCCCTAAATATTTCTTTCCAAGCAATCTCTATTTATTTTATTAGAAATCAAAAAAAGCCTTATAAAGGTAGATATATTTTCAAAAAGTTATAATTATTTTAGTTTATTGTGTTTTCCATTTGTTGTTAAGATGACGATTTTCTTTCTTTTTGTTGGTGAAATAAACTGTCCCTTTTCCATTTAACTTATGAAGGATTAGAGCAAATTCGTAAAGTAAGAGCTGGAATGAATACTGGAAGAGATAAAAGCTTTTAAATTTTAACGTTTAACTGAAATTTATTTGTATGATAAATCTGATACCTTGGGTTTATCTTCTTGTTTTATATTATTAGGATCTGCATTATTATATGCAAATTGTGGTCTAACAAGTTTAGATGGTATCTATGTTTTTTATAATATAGAAATGCCTTCAGCATTTGGAGAACCTATTTCTACTATATATTCTTTTGGTGCGAAACCTGAAATATTAAGTATGGGATTTTTAATTATGTCTGTAGGATATTTATTTAAAGTATCAGCTGCACCTGCTGTGTGATATAGGAAATCACTGTTGTGGGTGAAACTGCCAAACTCCGGGGACCCCCTAAAGCTTTTGGTACCAAACCGTGGCCTAAAGGCCACGAGTGGATGAAGTAATGATTCATGTATGGTAATAAGTCAAAAGATGATTGAAAAAGAAATGGGAAATCGCGGATCTAAATCAGTAGAAAAATTCGAAAAGAAGGCTACTGTAAAAGAGCAACGAGTAGACGGTAGTAGGCATGGATAATATACTCTTCGCTTAAGGTGTACTCTAACGGGTTTCGAAAGAAATTATCAAGTCAAAATCCTTTCTAACCAAAAAAATAAATCGATCCGATTATATTCTTCCAATGCTATCCAGCAGCACGAATTGAAGCAGAATAAAGTAAATATGTCTTGATTCTTCAGTGGACTTTCAGATGCCGAAGGGTGTTTCACTATTAGTCTTACTAGAGATAAGAAAAATAAAGTTGGTTGAGCAGTGAAATTAGTGGGATCGAACTGTCTCCGTGCGATATCATTCAAGGAATTTTCATTCCGGATCTGTAAATTTAAATTCTAAAACTCAAAATAAATTAATTCTGGGAAAACAAGGAAGAAAGGTAACTTTCTCTTTAAATTTATGTCATAAAGACTGAACTCCATTTATTTTGGGTTGGGTTGTTGGAATCGTTTAAAGTAACAAATATATAATAGATTTAATCTATTATACGGATATAGTTAAGTGAAGGAAAGCTGAATAAAATTCTCAGCATCTTTAGGTTTAGATATGAGGTGATTGGGATAGATATAATAATAAAAAAAGCAAATATATTTAGAACCCTGTCCCAGCAAGCTTGCAGGGATAGGAATATATACCATAGAAGTTAAAAGTACAATGTGAATGTAACCTGATTAATAAAAGTAAAAGGTATATAATTGTTGCATTTTAAAAACATGACAAACAATAAAAAATATAATATTTATACAATTTCTATTACTTTAGTGTCCAAATCGCAACATTACATCAAGCTGGGGCCGCTGCGCTGCATTTTATTTAAAGGTTTTCATACGTCACGATGACTAGCTACTATTCCAGTGTTGGTATACGAAAATGCTGATCTACTTAAAGTTCAAATTTATCTAGAAAATAAAGGCAAGGCAGGGATTTACCTTTGAACTAATTTGACAAATGGAAAACAATATTTGGGATCTGCGGTAGATATACGAAAAAGAATGTTATGTTATTATTCTTTAAAATATTTAGCTAACAGTAATTCAATGGCTATTTGTCGTGCTCTAAGTAAATACGGTCATTCTAACTTTCGCCTTGAGATACTTGAATATTGTGCGAAATCTGATGTAATTTCAAGAGAACAATATTATTTGGATCTTTTAAAACCTGATTATAATCTCTTACCTACTGCAGGATCAAGAATGGGTCAAAACCATACTGAAGAAACTAAAATTCAAATGAGTGAAAGCCATAGAGGAAAAACTATTTCAGAAGAAACTAGAATTAAAATGAGTAAATCGGCCCAGGGTAAAATATATACAGCGGAAACTAAAATGAAAATAAGTAAAGCGAATGGTAAAGCAATTAAGGTCATTGACCTAGAGACAAATCTTACGTTTAATTATGTCTCAGTCAGAAAAGCAGCTGAGGCATTAGGTGTAGCGAATTCTACGCTCTTTTATCATTTTAAGAAAAGTAGTTGCTTTTGTTTAAAAGGCCGCTATCAGATAGAAAAGATACAAGAAGGCTCATAAAATTGGTTTACATCAAAAAGACAAAGCTTTACTAGAA